TATAGCCACTGGAGATGCAGTAACTGTTAACTTTACAGGAACACTTTCACATAAGCCTGTCCTGGCTGGTTCGGTTACATTTAGTTCTGTTGATGATATTGGTGAAGGCCTTGTATTAACTGATACACCAGATACTGATGCTATAACTGGGTATCAGTTACAAACAGGTACGCTTTCAGATCTTTCAACCCCTGGTGCAGATGGAACGATAAATTATCTTACAGGAGTGTATGACATTACTTTTGTTGGTGCGCCGTATACAGATGAGAAAGTTACAGCTCAGACATATGCTTATTCTGCAGGTAAACCAATTGCAGTCTTATTCGAAGATAACCAATTTACATTTAGACCAGTTCCAGACAAGACGTACCGCGTAGAGATTGATGTATTTCAGCGGCCTACCGCATTACTTGACTCAGATGACACACCTGAGTTGTCCCAATGGTGGCAGTACATCGCTTATGGGGCTGCTAAGAAGGTGTTTGAAGATCGTATGGATATTGAAAGCATCCAGGCCATTATGCCAGAATTCATGCGCCAGAGAGCATTGGTATTACAGAGGCTTGTTGTCCAGCAAACTGGTGAACGAACGGCTACGATTTATACTGAAAAAGGTAGAATTTTCAGCGAAGGAGCTTAATTAAATGCCATCCAGGATTCTCTCTTGCTGCGGACCATTTACTCCGGCTATTTTTTTCGGAGTTTTTGTGGTGATAGTTTTAATGTTGATATTTAATAATGATGAGGGGACAATATAATGGCTTTCAAATCAAATATCCCGACCGCCTCAGACCTTCTTTCCCAGTCTCAAGATGACATACTAAATAATTTTGCCGGAATTAAAACTCTTGTGGATATTAATCATGTTACCTTTGACGCAGCTGATCAAGGAAAGCACAACTTTATTCAGTTCCCGGTTCAAAGTCCTGTACCTACAACTGGCGCTGGAGAGGTTGGCTTTTATAGCCAAACTTCAGCAATTACAAGCCAACCAGAACTTGTGTTTTCTCATCAGAGTGCTGGAACAACTTATGAATTCACTTCTGCTGTAAAGAATGCAACCGGCTACACAATGCTTCCGTCTGGTATCATCTTAAAATGGGGCTCTGGTACGGTAAATGCAAACACAACAGCTGTGGCTACTTTTTCTGCTGCTGCTGGCGTTCCTGTGTTTACAACTGTATACAATGCCCAAGCAACTAGGGTTGGTTCTTCAGGAAGTACTGGTGTTCTCTATGTTCAGTCTTTTACGACAACAAACATTACAGTATTTAATACAGCTGACAGCACAAAAACGTTCTATTACAGCGTTATAGGGGTTTAGGCCCGCAAAGATTTAATCTTGTAGAGGCCAAGCCTCGTAGGAGTTTAAAATGGCATACGATCGCTTTCTCATAGCACCAATTGAAAGTGGCCTCATAACCGAAGCCACTGCATGGCAGATTCCTGAGGATGCATTTGCACGACTAAAAAATGCCTATATCTATAAAGGGGTTGTAAGGAAGCGATTTGGGTCTCAGCTAATGGGCGGCACTAACGTTGTATCAATGCAAGATCAACTAGCATCTCGCTTAAGGCTTAAGATTGATACTACTGATGGTGCTGGTGCGGCTAGTGGAACAGCAGATGGTAATGCCTTTGAAATTGGGCAGATGTTTTCGATAGGTGATGAACTTTTTACTGTTGTTGAAGCTGGAACTCCTGGAACTTTGATAACAACAGGAGCAGCTACAACTCATACTTTTAACACTACGACTGGGGCTTATGTTTTTACCGGTGCTGCTGCTGCTACTGACGTATATTTTTATCCTGCACAGTCTGTACTTGGGATAACTTATTTTGAAAAGAATAGTTACGAAGATGAGACAAATACTACGTATGCTTTTGATCAACAGTTTATTTATAAATACACAAGCGGATTTTGGGAGAGAGATGGAGACACGGTATTACATGGGAGTTTTATCAGTTTTGTATGGGCTACTAATTGGACTGGTGTTAACGCTGATGATACAGCATTATTTATATCAAACTTCAACGCTACTATAGGTACTCCTGGCGCTGATGATGATCCGATGTATGTTCTTAAAGGTGGCACATGGGAAGAATTTAGGCCTGTTTATGCGGTTGAAGCAAATGTGTCTGATGGGTACGTTCAAAGTGCACGGATAATCGTTGTGTTTAAGGATAGACTTCTTTTGTTGAATACAATTGAGCGAGACGTTACAGCTGTTGACAATGCAGCGCACGTAAACAGATGTAGATTTTCACATAACGGCTCACCTTTCCCCGCTGATGTTCCGGATGGTGTTGAAGCTGCGGTATCTAATGCTTGGCTTGAGGTTAATCAGGAGTGGACTATAGGAGCAACAACAAAGAAATCTGATGGTGCTGGGTGGATTGATGCTCCGACCGAAGAAGAGATAACTTCAGCTGAATTCATTAAAGATAGGTTGATTGTCTATTTTGAGCGAAGTACATGGGAACTTGCTTATACAGGCAACCAAGTTCAACCATTTGTATGGCAGAAACTTAGCTCTGAACTGGGAACTAAATCATCAAAATCTTCTGTTGTTTTTGATAAGGCTATCCTTACCGTTGGCTCAACGGGAATACATGGTTGTACAGGTGCAAATATAGCAAAAATAAACGAAAAGATTTCGGATGTAACTTTTGTAATTCGACGCGATGATTACGGAGAGACACAGATTTGTGGAATAAGAGATTACCTTACAGAGATGGTTTATTGGTCGTTTCCATCAATAAACGCTAATCCTAGTAGTCCTTTCCCTGATAAGGTTTTGCTTTATGATTACAACAGTGATTCATGGGGAGTTGCTGATGACTGTATAACTGCTTTTGGGCGCTATGAAGAACAAACCGCTATAACGTGGGAATCTTCAAATCTATCGTGGAGACTGGCTAGCTTTAAATGGGACAGTGCACCAACGCAGGCTAACTTCAGGCAGGTTATAGGTGGTAACCAGCAAGGGTTTACATTTACTTGTGACGCTGGTGTTTCATCTAACGAAGCTCTGATGCAGGTAACTAAGATTACAGATTCTGGAGATGGAATAGCTGAGATTACTATCATTGATCACACATTGAACGATGGCGACTTCATTGAGTTTAAAGACATGACTGGGGTTACGTTTACTGATGCTGCTGTAGCACACAACTATAAAGTGAGTGTAACTGGTGATAACACAATAAATGTAGGCGCTACCTTTACTGGTACATATCTTGGAGGTGGGCGCGTTGCTCGCGTGTCACGAATAGACATCTTATCTAAGCAATGGAATTTTTATATTGATAAGGGCAAGAACTTTTACTTAGCTAAGATAGATTTTGCAGTTGTGAAGACTGATACTGGCGAGATCACTATAGATTATTATCCTTCGGCTACAGAGTTGTCGATGATAGATAGCGGTCAGGCCACAGAAAGTATACTTGGCAACAACGTCTTAGATACATTCCCTTATTCAAATCTGTATCCTCTTGAAGAATCTCAAAAAAGACTGTGGCATCCAGTTTACTTTCAAACAGAAGGTGAATGTGTACAAATAAGGATCTATCTAAGCGATGCCCAGTTATCCGACAAAGATGTCGCGTCTTCTGATTTTCAGCTTGAGGGCCTAGTTGTTTCGGCAGCTTCGACTTCAGAAAGGCTACAGTAATGGCAAGTTCAGGTGGTGAAGGTGCTTTTGTACCAACAACATACATCTGGGATGCTACTGAGTTGGCAAATATTGACGTTACAGGTGACCGTTTTAAGGATATTCTTGTTCACTTGTTTCAGAACATTAACTTAATTCAGTCTACACTCAACATAAAAGATTCAGCGTATTACGATACTGAAGAATTTGTTAACGGACAGTCGTTCTTTCCAAGTTCAAGTGCAGGCTCATCTAGTGTGTCTGCTTCGAACAGGAGGCAGGTTTACCGCAAGGTTATTAACTTTGGTGCGTTACCGAACACTGCTACAAAGAGTGTTGCACATGATTTGACTGTTACTACTGGATATACGTTTACTAGGATTTATGCAACAGCATCTGATACAACTAACAGGGTATTTATTCCTATTCCGAATGCTTCAACGGATATAAACTTGGAAGTTGATGCAACAAATGTAAAGATTAAAACAGCTGGAAACTTTTCATCATATGACACTACATACGTGATACTTGAGTACCTTAAACAATAGGGGTTGTTATGGGCCTTTTTAGATCGATAGGAAGATTTTTTGGGGGAAGAAAGGGAAGAACTCAGCAGGCTCCTAGGCATACGCCAGAGCAGCAAGCCGCCCTTGACCAACTTTTACGCCAAGGCATGTCTGAAACTGAATCTCAAGCCCTAGAGCAACGCTATAGGACACAGTTTGGTGAGACTACTATTCCGGGCATTGCTGAAAGATTTACTGGAATGGGTGGTGGTCAGCGCTCATCAGCTTTTGCTGGTGCTCTTGGAAGAGCTGGCGGAGACCTAGAATCACAACTTGCTGCACTACGACATCAGGCTGGAATGCAAAAACTTCAACAGGGATTACTACAAAGATTTGATACTATGTATATGCCTGGTTCTCAAGGTCTTTTGGGTGGCCTTGCTGGTCCTGCCATGTCGATGCTCGCTGGAAGAGCTATTCTTGGAAGGGGCAAGGCTAGAGGGCTATTTGGTGGTGGAGAAGGGGAGGGCGGTCCACAATATTACCCAGGCCAACCACAAGGCTATACAGGACAGCAAGCGAATCCTTCGCTAGTAAGGCTTCTGTCAGGCTTAATACTTTAAGGAGGAGTAATGGCTATTCAAGTAATTAATGACCCATACGCAAGCAGAAGTGCTGGGCTAGGTTCTGCGGTTGGAAGCAGTCTTGGTGGCATATTACAAGGGCTGGCAAATATGCAGCTCCAGGAATTCGCTGAGCGTAAGCAGTCACAAAGAGTTGCAGAAGGACTCTCTGCTATGGGAGTTCCTGATGAAGTTTCATCGAGAATCGCAAGTCTTCCGTCTCCATTGCAAAAAATGTTTCTAACACAGTTTTTTGGTTCAGAAGCATTTGGTCCAACAGGCGCTGATGAGCAAGCTATGCCTTCAGAAGCTCCAGAAGGTGCACGTGAGATGGGCACTGTTCCTGGAGAAGCAGGTATGCAACCTTTTGGTTTAGATCAACAAATGCAACTGCCAGAACAGATATCTCAGCAAGAGCAGCAATTGCTTGAAAGTATGCAAGCCCCTATAGGCCAAACTGGCGATATGCTTTCGCAGCTTTCTCCAGAGACACAGGATCTTCTTAGTCAGGCCACAGGGCCTCAAATGGCTCCAGTAGCAATGCCGTCACAGACGGAGCTTCCAACTTTAGAGATTAAACGTCCTGCAGCTCGAAGAGAAACAGCTCCAGAGGGAGCGAGCAGACAAGGCAGAGCTGCTTTCCAACTCCAGCGTAAGCCAACAGCAAAAAAAAGCTTTCGGGAGTTACTTGCTACGCCTCGACCAACAGTTGCTGACAAAAATAAAGCCGAGGAAATGTTTTTCAAGAGGCAGAAATTTGTTGCAACAGAACAACGAGAGATAGATAAGGGTACTCAGAAATTTTATGATACTACTTTATCTAGTGCTAAAGATGCGCGCGAAAATGATATGCGTCTTAATCGTATGAAGCAGTTAAACAATAAGGGAAATTTGACTCCATCACTTTTCTCGTCGCTTCTTGATACTGCATCTAAGGGTATTTTTGGAGTAGGACTTAATCTAAAATGGTTGCAATCTCCTGATTCGCAAGAATTCGATAAGCTTTCGAAGGACTTTCTTAAAAACGCAAAGTCTATATTTGGAGCAAGAGTTACACAGCAAGAAATCCAAATGTTTCTTGAGACCGTTCCTACTCTCTCGCAAACTCCAGAAGCTAGATCTAGACTTATTCGTAACATGAAACTTATGAACGAAGCGTCGAAGATCAAAAAGAAAGCTATGGAAGAAGCTATAGATATGAATGGTGGAGAAAGACCTAAGAATCTTGAGCTTATAGTAGATAAAAAGGTTGCATCAAAGTTAGATGCGTTATCTGAAGCCTTTAAGATTGGAAAGAAGCGCTATCTTCCAAAAGGAAGAGGTCCTACGGCTGGTGGAGCTTTTTGGGGAGCTCTTTCATTACCTAAAAAGATTGCTACTGGTATTGCTGGTTAAATAACTCACAACACTCTCTTAAAGACGTCACAGATATCTGTGACGTCTTTTTATTTTGTGAAAGATTCATGAGAATTCTCAATTTCTATAGCTCTTACAATCAAGATGCACATATATTTTGTGATAGTGATATTTCTTTTGGATGTTATCTTTTTTAGTTCATCAACTATTTTAGTTGGAAGATCAAAGCTTAAACGCTTTCTATTGATTCGATATGAAGTTTTTTTTTACCATCGAGGATGGCTTTACCTTCAAACTTCTTAGTTGAAAGGTATAGATGCTTAATGTTAGTACATTCTTTGTTCTTGCATGAACGCCTAACAAAGAGTTTCTTTGGAATATAACCGTGGGCTACTAACCATGCCGCCCTATTTGCTCCAAGGCTTAAGCCGTTAAATGAAATACGTGGACAGCCTGCATCTTGAAGAGCGCCATTCCATCCGAAGCATTCATCGTTTGAGTCACAGCCTCCTGTAGAGGCGCGGCCTCTTGTAGAGGTTTTGATTCTAAAATTATTAAGTTTTTTCTCTAATAAGAGTCTTTTTCCTTCAGTAATTATCATGTTTTTAAGATGTATTACTTATTACTTATGTCAACATTTTTCACTCTAATAGTGCTTGCAGCTCCTCCGTTTTGATACAGTATATATAGTGTTTTATATCTTTAATTTTATCTCTAATAAGGAGAACGTGATGGCAGTATTTAAGAAGAAAAGTTTGAAATATGACATTTTCAACCCAGATCAACTAAAGGGTATTTATCAGGCTCCAATTGTTTCTGAAACAAGAGCCCCAACAACAGCAGATCTTTCTGAGATAGGAACAATTTGGATTGATAAAGCTTTAAGCGATGCTTTTATTTTAACTAACATTGTTGCAAATGTTGCTACGTGGCATGACATTTCAGGAATATCTTCTGGTGCACTTGATGGAGAATTGTGGATTGGTGCAACAGGAGCAGCTGGTGCATGGGCCAACCTAACATCAACAGGTCTTTCTGTAACAATTACCAATACAGCAAATGGTATTAACCTTGAAGCTGCAGGTGTGGCCGCTCTTACTACTCTTGATGGCGATACAGGAGTTGCAACCCCTGTAGCCGGTGTAATTATTGTTGCTGGTGGCTCGAATGTTACAACAGCTGGAGCTGGAAATACAGTAACCGTTAATCTTGACGATAGTCCTTCTGTCGCTGGTTCTTTAACCGCTGCTACATCTATTACAGCTGGCGTAGACTTAACTATGTCTTCTGGTGATCTAACAGTCACTGCAGATACTGATGGTGCACAAACAATTTATCTCCACGCAGATGGTGGAGTATCAGAAACAATCGACATCCATTCTGATCAGGGAACAGGTGTTGGTTCTATCAATGTTCATTCCGACGTTGGTGGTTTGGCAATTACATCCGGTCTGGCTTCAGCTGATGCTATTAACATAGACGCTACAGATGGGGCTGGTGGTATAGATTTTGATTGTGGTACTGGCGGAATGCACTTTCAAGCTGTTAACGGAGCGATCGAATTTGCTTCTGGTACGGCAGCTATTGATATTGGTACTGATGCAGC